CTGTAATGAGAACCACTTTGACCAAGCTACCTTAGATGCCTTACAAGGACTCAGGGAAGCTCTTGGTAAACCTTTAAAGATTAGTTCAGCTTATAGATGCCCGGCTCATAATGATACTGTTTCAGGTTCAGGCACTACAGGACCACATACCACAGGTAAAGCTATTGACATCCTATGTTCTGGTAAGTTTGCTCATGAAGTTCTGAGCTTTGCCATGATACGTTCCAGTGTTTGGAAAGGAATTGGTATAAGTCAAAAAGGTAAGCAGTCTTCCAGATTTATTCACTTGGATACAATTGAAGGACACAATAGACCTTGGATATGGAGTTACTAAATGACTTTAAAGATTCAGTCTAGATATAGAAAAACTGACTCTAAGAAAACAGGTGGTAAGACTACTAGGAAATCTGCTAAAGAATATGGACGAGAGCAACTAAAAGTCCAACATGAAGCGGACAGGGTTAAAGGTGAAGAGTATGTTAAAGTACTTAATGAGGGATTAAAGATTAAAAAAGAGAAAGTTAGACAGGATGCATTAAAAAAACTTAGAGATGCACCTGATCCTCTAGTAGATAAAGAATTGTTCATACAAGATTATCATAGAACTCAGGAGGCACATGGTCGTTGGGTACAAGGACTATTAAAAAAAGGTGTAGATTTATTTTCCTTAACTCCTACACAATCATTAGGAAATCCTACAAATGATTTTAGAGAACGATGGGGATACCCATTATCAGCAGAACCGGGATCGCACAAAAGACTATTGGAAATGAGAGCGTTGACCGATGAATATGATGCCTATGCGAGGCAAGACCTAAAAGAAAGGAAAGATAGATTAGAAGAGCGTGAAAAAACAGATGAGGAAAGAAGGTACAGACGTTATAAACGAGATATGACAGAAAAACGTGATTCAAATACAATATAAAAAGTGAGATATGGAAAATATAAAACTTAGTACACTGTATGATGCTGTAGCAGATGAGTTATTAGCTAAGATACAATCAGGAGAAGCTAAACCTGCTGATCTAGCTGTAGCAGTACGTTTCTTAAAAGATAATGATATTACTGCTATACCTATTAATGATAATGCTTTACAACAGTTAATGGAAAGTATGCCTTTTCCAAGTGATAAGGATATAAAAATAGGTAAAAACTCTCTAACTAATTAAAGCATGAAGTATATAAACAAGAATTTAAATTTAGGTACAGAAGGTCGTCCTTCTAACTTAATAGAAAAAATAGGCGGTTCAGGCGGCGGTGGTGGTACGTTAAAGTCTCTCTCACGTAAAGCTAGAACTGCTACTCAATTAGAGAGTGTGGATGAGTGGGATGTGGCAATTGAACAAATATTTGAAAAACCTTATCTTGACCGTATGAATCTTGAAAGTTGGGGAAATGGTAATCTAATTACGCATCATAATAAACCTATGAAATATGCTAATGGTGAACAAGTACCACAAGCACAGCAGTTCTTTCATGGAACTCCTACTATGATAGGTAATAAGTTTACACCGTGGAAATCTAGAAATGAAGGTAAACCGTATAATGCACGTGATGCTGGCTACTATGGTAGCGGTACTAGCTTTACTTCTAATGCAAATGATGCAAAAATATACAGAGATAGTAAAGATGAACAGTGGAATGAAATACGTCCTACTGAGATACAAGAAATAAGAGATGCTAATGGTGGTATATATGAGCCTGAGATAGTAGCCGTTTACTTAGCTCCTACCAAACCTTTAAATATAGCAGTGTATGGTCATGAGTTAGGCTGGATAAGAGATCCTAAAGACTACACGCTTATATTAACCGCTACACGTAGATTAATAGAAAAAGAAAGTAAAAATAAACCAAATAGAGAAGAACTTTTAGATTCGTTTGACCGAAAAGTTATTGAGACATATGCAAACGCTACTGACCTAATAGAGACTCATGCAGCAGTAGGTGACGATGGTAGTTTCAATCTAGAAGCAAATGATCCTTCTGAAATATCAGGTCCGAATTCTATGTTTCCTGAAGAAAAATGGAGGTGGAAGAATCGACATCCTACACGAAGAGGGGAACTAAACATGGAAGAGTTCTCATCTTATATAGAGTCAGGTGACTTTACTGAGATAGCTAGAGAGGCAGGATACTCGGCATCATTGATCCAGTACCATCCAAAAAGTGATAAGATTCAAGATGGAGCAGATGAGTTTGACATGGAAGCATATCATGAAGTAATTATTTATGGTCCAAAGCAGATTAAAGGTGTCAAAAACAAAGGGACATTTGATGATACAGAAAACTTAAACACACAGAATACACCCGTTAAAAGTACTCAAACAGCATAAGTAGTTAAGTTATTGATTTTACTATGTATGGCTAATAAACTCCCCTTATAGTTATGGGAGGGGGTTAAACATATATAAAAGGAAGGTATGAAAACAGTATCAATTATCATCGTAGTACTTCTACTACCTATTACTATATATTCGACTGAGGTTCAATATGGATGATAAATTAAAAGACTTTAGGAATTTCTTATTTATTTGTTGGAAACACTTAAATTTACCTGATCCCACACCTGTTCAATACGATATAGCTACTTTCTTACAGAATAAACCTAAACGTGGAGTCATTGAAGCATTCCGTGGAGTAGGTAAAAGTTATATCACTTCTGCGTTTGTCTGTCATACACTTCTTCTTGATCCTGAATATAAAGTTTTAGTAGTATCAGCGTCAAAAGTTAGATCAGATGATTTCTCTACCTTTACACAACGTCTTATACACGAAATACCTATTCTTCAACATCTAAGATCTAGAGAAGGTCAAAGACAATCAAAGGTAGCATTCGATGTAGGACCAGCATTAGCTTCACATTCGCCCTCAGTGAAAAGTGTAGGTATAACTGGACAGTTAGCTGGTAGTCGAGCAGATCTTATTGTAGCAGACGATGTAGAGGTTCCTAATAACTCTATGACACAGTCAATGAGAGATAAATTGTCTGAGGCAGTTAAAGAATTTGATGCGATATTGAAACCTAATGGAGCTATTATATATCTTGGAACTCCTCAAACGGAGATGTCACTCTATGAAACACTACCTGAAAGAGGTTACTCAGTACGTATATGGCCTTCAAGGTTTCCAACAAAAGAACAAAAGGTTAGATATGGTGATAAGTTAGCTCCATTCATCATGGAATCAGATAAAATAGGTGAACCTACTGATCCATTACGTTTTGATGATGATGATTTAACAGAAAGAGAACTATCATATGGTAGATCAGGCTTTAACCTTCAGTTTCAGCTAGACACAAGCCTGTCAGATGCCGATAAATACCCTTTAAAGCTGAATGATCTAATTATAATGTCTTTAGATGGTGATAAAGCTCCTGAAAAGCCTGTATGGTCAAGAGATCCTGAAAATAAACTGACTGATCTACCTAATGTAGGTCTTCCGGGTGATGGTTACTACTCTCCTCAAACAAAAATAGGAGAATGGTTAGAATATACAGGCAGTGTACTCTCAGTTGATCCTAGTGGTAGAGGTAAAGATGAAACAGGGTATGCTGTAGTAAAGATGTTAAACGGTATTCTCTATGTTACCGAATGTGGTGGACTACAAGGTGGATACAAACAAGATAATCTGCAAACACTAGCAGTTATAGCAAAAAGAAACAAGGTTAATCTGGTTCTTATAGAGTCTAACTTTGGTGATGGAATGTTTATGGAACTGTGGAAACCAGTTCTACGGAAAGTACACGATGTTACTATGGAAGAAGTAAGATCTAATGTTCAAAAAGAAAAAAGAATCATAGACACTCTTGAACCTGTGATGAATCAACATCGACTTGTTATTGATCCTCAAGTAATTGAAAAAGATTTACAGACTGTACAACGGTATCCAAGTGAAAGTCAAGTTAAGTACATGCTCTTTCACCAGATGACAAGGATTACAAAAGATAAAGGTGCTTTAATACATGACGATAGGTTAGACGCTCTTCAAATGGCAGTAGGATATTGGGTTGAACAAATGGCGACTGATGCAGATATGGAAGTGATAGTTCGTAAAGATAGGTTACAAGATGAACAGCTTGAAAGATTTGTAAAAGGTGTTATGAGTCAAGAGTATAAAGAGACATCAAACGTCTGGATGAATATTTAGTAAAAAAATGTGAAGGGGTATATTATACGTGAATCTACGGGGTTTCCCCCTTCCATATTTAAAAAAAAGCGCACCAACTACCACATTTTCAACAAATGAGCAAGACAATTCTGAGATTTTATCCTGCCAGCAAGCAAATAGGAATGAGGGTATCAGATGTGAAAGGAAGTAGCAAGAGGTTTAAGAGTTTAGCCTGTCTTTCTCTTGTATCTGTGTTTTTTTTCTACCTAGATCAAGCTATTGCAAGGTCTAGTCATTTATTTTCACTATTTAAAAGAAAAAGCTTGAGGTATATGATTGGGTATGATCTAATGGAAATAACAAATCAGCCAAACCAAATTGATAAACAGCATTCGCAAGAACGGCACAATTTAAAAACTGATTTGCTAGTTTAATTACTTCAATTGATTTGATTTAAAATTAAATGATTTTAACTTGATATGTTTAAAATAAGTAGTATAATTGAAGACAGATAAAATTAGTTCTTTGAAAATTGAATCCGGTTTGCAACTTTTGGAAAGCTTTAAACTTTTTGAAAGGACAACATGGAAAGAAAAAATAAGAATCAAAGACAATTGTTACATTCGGCAATGTACCTTATAAGGAGCATTCTTAAAGATGATTACGTATTAAAAGCTGATCCTAAAGTCATTAAATTGATGTTAGAGGACGCAAATTTAGATGTAATGAAATTAAATGTGAGAAGGATAGAATCAAAAGTTTGGTAAACTCATTAATCTAAAGCTTTCCAACGGTTGCAAATCGGTTAGTTCTTTGAAAATTGAATCTGAAAGTAGAGTGTACCTAGTTTGAACCATGTATACATCTTAAACCATGTTACACAACTAGGAGAACAATATGAGATTTAAACACTTTGATAAGCCCGAAGTCATTAAGATTGATGATATGGTAGTAATTCCAATACCACAATTACCTGACGGTGTGAGTCCACAAATGAGCGGATTCTGGAACGCTATGCAAAAGCGTAAACATTTTAGACTAAGGCAGAAGAATTAACTTGATACTATAAATCACATGGTTCATACTAGGTACACTTAGTAAGACAAGTTCTCACTTTGAGTAGTAGACAAGAAAGGAAATGTTATGGAAATACCATTTGATGTTTTAGGTACTACTCAAGACTCTAAGCCTTTTGTAAGTATGGCACGTTATGTACCATATACAGAAGAAAACTTAGAGTTCGCTAGAAAGCTCGCTATGGCACGTTACAAATGTAAGCGATCTGATATAAGGGTAAGGTGGAGAAATTGGGTTGGTGGACGTGGTCACCATCCTATGCACCTTATTAAACGTGAGGCAACACACTTTGATGTCTACCATCAGCCACGTAGACCAAAAGTACAGTATACCACAGATATGTTTGGTCATATTATACCAATATCTTAATCTAATTATAATCTGTAGTCTACTACTCAAAGTGAGAACTTGTAAATCATTAGTAGCGTGTATCATCTTGGAGAGCGTAAGAGCCACGTTTCTGTACGATTCGTAGAGCAAATAGCCTAATAGCAATGTTCACGCTACTATTCAATCTCATAACTTGTAATGGAGTCATATGTACAATCTTCACAATCCGAAGGTTCGTAAATATGCTCAAACGAGTCCTAAACACCTTGAATGGGTGTTGGCGTTTGTGTTCTCTACTATCAGAGTACAAACATCAAGACTACCTATCATGATGAAAGAATACCGCAAACGTGGTCTAAATTCATCTTGGATTTGGGGTAATAAAGTTGCAGGTCTGAACTATGTTAGAAAGAATAGAACTGACTTGTACACTCGTATGATGCAGATTATACGTTCCAACAAAAAGGATATGGAACTTGACTTGATACTTCTATTTCTTGAAGTGCCGGGTCTAGGTTTACCAAAAGCAGGTTTTGCTTGTCAATTAGTAGCAGGTAAGGTAGGATGCATGGATGTGCATAACATTCGTAAGTTCTTACCAGATGTAGATGCCACAGTTGGTACACCTACATACTTTCAGACATCAGGTAATCCTGATTATATAAAAAGAAAGAAAGCAATAGCATATATCAAACTATGTAAGGATGTAGGAGGATGTAAGTTCCTATGGAATGTATGGTGTACCGATAGATCGGTGGACTATCCTAAACATTTTCCAACACCTTTCAGTGTATCCGCTGTCCATGAATCTATATGGAAGTAAATGATTATAGTAGAGTGATTTTAAGAGTAGTGACCTTAATTTATGATCAGACTTAATAACTTTGCCAACACTGGGAGTTATCTGATGATGTCTTATGAATGTAAGATTCACTCTGCTTTATATGTAAACCTCCTTTCACACAACTATAAGGGAGGTTAATTAACTTAGTGAATAATTTCAATAAGGTAAGTATGTTAGAAAGATCAACTTTCCACGGTGATGATGAGGATTATAAATATCCTTATAATCATAGATATGACGAACCTGACTCAGATCGTGGTGGGTCAGATGAATTTCATGAGGAGGACTAATTGCCCACAAAATCAATGCTAGAAGAAGCAATAGCTAAATTCTTTGACAATTGTGATACTGATTATCTTCAGTCTGTGAATGATGAAGTATCCACTTTTGAGGAAGACTATGAAAACTCTTACATAGAGGAGGGACTAGAATGATTAAACCTATAATCACAATTAAAGAACGTGAATCATACGGTGTAGCACGACTCTATCCTACTAATAAACTAGGTAAGGATTTTGCACAACTGTTGAACAAAAAGACTCTAAATGTAGATGAATTAAAGTTCCTACATACTTTAGGTGTAGAAGTGACTATGGATAAAGAATGGACATCTGTTAGTCTACCTTTTGCATCATAACCTTAATACAAGGAAAACATGGCTAGAGAATTAAATCCGTGTGCCAAAACAGTAGGACTTGATAATCCTTACGAAGTATGGCAGACTAAAGATGGTAGCTGGACTTGGAAGGTCTTGAAAAAGTATCAGTCACCTACCAATGAAAAAAAGAATATAGAATTAGCTCGATGGTTTATAGGCTGTAAAAGTCCGTATACACATAACTCATGGGATATGGGTGATGAGTACGTAATGAATATTACTCAAATGGCCTTTAAAGTATCGTAAAATACATAGACAGATACTCCGCTAAAACTGATCGGTTGAA